AGCCATCCAGGATCTCTCGGACGGCCTTCTGGCCCAGGTTCCCACCATCATGGCAGCGGCGGCCGATCTGGCCAACGGCATCATGGACGGCCTCGGGCAAGCGCTCCCGATGGTAATCCAGCTCCTGGCGGACCTGGCGCTTTCCATGGCGGAGGGCCTCGCAGCCGCAGCCCCGGACCTGGCCGCAAACGCCGTGGAGCTGGTCCTCCAGGTGGCAGCCGGAATAACCTCCGCGCTGCCTACCGCCATATCCGCAGCCCTCACCATTTCGGAAGCCATCCAGGGAGCGCTCCTCGGTGCCGTAGATTTCCTTTTCACGGACGGCATCGAAATGATCCTAAGCATGGTAAACGGTCTGCTGGCCGCGCTGCCTAGTTTGATAACCCAGGCCAGAACCATTTTGACCTCGTTCCTGAGCGCCCTGACCGCCGAAATCCCCACCATCGTGAGCGGCGGCCTGGAGCTGATAAACGGCCTCATTACCGGAGTAACAGAGAACCTCCCCGCCATATTGGAGGCGGCCACCTCCGTGGCCACGGAGCTGCTGGCCGGTTTGATCGCCGCGCTGCCCCTCCTGATCCAGGGCGGAATGGACCTAATCACCGGCGTGGTCCAGGGCATCGTTCAGAACCTGCCCCTCATTTTGGCAGCCGGGATCCAGCTGATCATCAACCTGCTGCAGGGCATAATCGAAAACCTACCGGCCCTCATAACCGCCGCATATACCATCGTTTCCTCCATCGTATCCGGCATCGCGGAGATGCTACCCCAGCTGCTGATCACCGGATCCCTGCTCCTAACCCAGCTTGTAATGGGCATCGGGCAGATGCTGCCCATGCTGCTCCAGGCCGGAGTGGAAATGATAATCGGTGTAATAACCGGCATAACCAGCAACCTGGGCACGATCCTAACCAGCGGCATCCAGATCCTGATCACGCTGGCCCAGGGCCTGGTGAGCGCTATCCCCGTGTTGATTGCCCAGATCCCCGCCCTGATCGCCGGGATCGTAGAGGGCCTGTTTTCCATCGACTGGGGACAGGTCGGTGCAGACCTTGTCAACGCCATAGGCCAGGGCTTCATTTCCGCCTTCCAGGGCCTCGCCGATCTGGCATCCCAGGGATGGGACTGGCTCAAGGGCATCTTCACCGGAGGCGGTGAGGAAGCCGCTGCCGGAGCCGCTCTCGGCATCGAAACCGGAACCCCAGAGATCGCCGCCGCAGCCGAAAACGCATCGGCCACCGCAACCGAAGGATTCCAGCTGAGCACCGACATCCTCGGAACCTACGGCCTGGAGGGCGCTCAGGCATTGACAGACGGCATCATGAGCTCCACAGGGCTCATCGACACCGCCGCCTGGACGGCCGGAAACAGCGCCACCCTGAGCATGGGAGAGGGCCTGGACCTCGGATCCCTGGAGGGCTACGGTCTGGATGCCAGCCTGACCCTGACAACCGGGATCACGGACGGCATGACCGCAAACATGCCAACCCTGAGCACATCGGCCTCCGACACCGCTGCCACCCTTACCGACAGTTTGAACAGCGGCCTCTTGGACGGGACCGCCGCCCTGGAGAGCACGGTCGCCACCATGGGGACCACAGCCGCAAGCGCCCTCACCACCTCCGTCAACGACAGCATCCCGGACGTGAGCGCGGCGGCCCTGGCTTCGGGCGAAGCCCTCACCTCCGGCGTGGCGGACGGCATCGACACCGGCATGGCAGGATCCTCCGCCTCGGCATCCAACGCCGCCCTCGACACGGTCACCGCCATGGCGGATGGTATAAGCGAAGGCGCCGCCACGATCACGGACACGGTCACAGAGCTGACCACCACCGTGACCGCCGCCCTGGAACAGTGCTGGTCGGATATTTCCACATCCACGAGCACCGCCTGGTCGGACATTGGGACCGGCATGACAGAAGGGCTCACAGAGATGAGCACCGCCATCACGGAATCCCTGACCACCATGCAGACCGGCGTGAGCACGTCCATGACGGAGCTTTCCACCGCGATCAGCACCGCGATGACGGAAGCCCAGACCGCGATCTCCACCGGAGGCGACGGCTGGAGCACCGCCATCGAAACGGCGATGACCGCAATCGGCACGGCGGTCACCACCGGCTTCACCCAGATCACCACCACGACCACCACCGGAATGACCACAGCCCGGACCGCCGTGACCACCGCACTGAACACGATGAAGTCCAACTTCACGTCCTCGATGGCCTCCATGCTGAGCACGGCCCGGTCCACATTCAGCGCCCTGCAGAGCAATGCGCAGAGTTCCATGAGCGCCGCCGCCAACGCGGTGACCAGCGCCGTGGCCACCATGCGCGGAGCTATGAATTTCAGCTGGAGCCTCCCGCACCTGGCGGTCCCGCACGTATCTGTCAGCGGTTCCTTCAGCTTGAACCCGCCCAGCGCCCCGAGCTTCAGCGTGAGCTGGTATAAACAGGGCGGCATCCTGGACGGCGCTCAGATCTTCGGAATGCTGGGCAACACCCTCCTGGGCGGAGGGGAAGCCGGACCGGAAGCGGTCCTCCCCCTTTCGGAGCTTTGGAGCGAAATGCGCACCGTGATCGCGGAGGTCATGGCAGGGGACAGCGGCGACGGCATGGTCGATCTGATGATCGAAAAGCTCTCGGCCGGAGCGGCAACCGGCGACACCACCGGGAGCGTGCAGAGCATCATCGATGCCCTGGCCAACGGCGACACCGGATCCGGAAGCGGCGACGGCGCTGCAGAGTATCAGATCGTGTTCTCCCCCACCTACCAGTTTTATGGAGAGGCCCCCACAAAGGAAGATCTCACAGAGGCCAGCCGGATGAGCCAAGAGGAATTCAATACCATGATGGACAGATACCTCCGGCAAAAATCCCGGACCAGCTTCTAACAGGGAGGCACCGACATGCAGACATACACCACCGTCCAGGGGGACACCTGGGACATCGTCGCTCGGAATGCCTACGGCGATGAGCTCAAGGCCACCCACCTCATGCAGGAACGGGCGAACATAACCCTCCTGGACTATCAGATTTTCCCGGCCGGAATAGAGATCGCCATCCCGGACGTGTATGACGATCTCCCGGAGGAGGACATCCCGGAATGGAGGCGTGAATAATGTATCCACGCTCCGCCCGGGTCGCCCTCACCATTAACGGCCGGACCGCGCCGATCATGCCGGAAAGCTTCACCTTCGTGGATGTAGCCTCCGGCTCCAGCGACCACATCTCCATCCAGGTGAACGACCGGAGCCGGAAGTGGATCAACGGATGGTTCCCGGTCAAAGGCGACTATATAAAGGCCACCATCGTGACCGAAAACTGGGACAAGCAAGGCCGGGAGGAGGAAAACTTCTGCGGCACCTTCTACGTGGACGATTTCAGCTTTGACGGAGGCCCGATCATGCTGACCATGAACGGGGTCGCATACCCGGCCTCCTCCGGCTGGAAATCCACGGAACGCACCCAGACTTATGAAAACACCACCCTGGAGGAGATCGGCAAGACCCTGGCCTCCAGGAACGGGATCCGCGCATATTACGCCGGACCCAAGATCAGCATCGCAAAGGTCAGCCAGGACAGCCAGACCGACAGCGCCTTTTATAACGACCTTTGCAAAAAATTCGGGATGTCCCTCAAGGTTTTCAACAACACGATCACCGTCAACGATGAGGGCATATTCGAGGGCCTGGCCCCCGTGGCCACCCTGACCGAAAAGGACATCCAGCCCGACTGGAGCTATACCAGCTCCACCGATGGCGTCTATACCGGCATCAAGTACCAGTATAACAACGGGTCGAAGGACAACGTTTACACCGTGACCGTGGGCGGCGGCAAGAGGATCATGACCCTCAACACCAACGCCGACAACCTGACAGAGGCCACTTTCATCGCACTGGCCGCCATAAACGACGCGAACAAAAACGCCACCCGGATGACCTGCACCATGGTCAAGGCGGACCGCAAGATCGTGGCCACCCGCTGCGTCCAGATCAAGGGCCTGGGCAAGCTCTCAGGAAAATACTTCGTGGAGCAGGTGGAGAGCTCCATCGGCGGCCAAAAGGGATATATCCAAAAGCTGACCCTTCGGAAGGTAGAAAAGCGCTTCACCAAAGCCGACACGGTCGCAAAGACCACGCCGGAATCCAAGAAACAGGAAACCGCACCGTCGAGCCCGGCCGCCAACTACACTTATGCCACGGTCCGTTATGGGAGCCGGGGCAGCACCGTCAGGATCATGCAGCAGAAACTCACGGCCAAGGGCTACTCCCTGCCGCGATACGGCTGTGATGGCATATTCGGATCGGAAACCCGCTCCGCCGTGATGGCCTTCCAGCGGAACAACGGCCTGACCGTGGACGGAATCTGCGGCCCCTACACCTGGGGCAAACTACTCGCATAAACGGAGGACCCAGCCATGGCCGAAATCCACCCGCTGAGGATCGGGAAAATATCCTCCATCAACTACAAAGCCGGAGCCGCCCGGGTCGCGTATGAGGACCGGGACGGCGGGACCACCCCGGAGCTGCCGTTCATCGCCTGGGAGTATTGGATGCCCAGGATCGGCGACCAGGTCCTGGTCGGGCACCTTTCCAACGGGAGCACCAACGGCGTGATCCTCGGGCCCATTTGGAGCTCCGGCCATGCCCCTTATGCGCATGGGGCCAACTACTACCGCCACGAGCTATCCAACACGCCAAACCAGGCGGCCATCGTTTACGACGGGAGCACCGGCCTGTTGAAAATCCGGGCGGAGTATATAGGCTTCGATGACTACGACGCGGGAACCCTGCTGACCGTGGCCGACATCCGGAGCGGCATCGCAGCCCTGCAGAGGCGCTGCACAAGCCTGGAGGCGCGGGTCACCGCGCTGGGCGGATAAGGGGGAATCAATCATGGCCATAGGAAACTGGGGAAAAAGGATCATTTTTTCCGTCAGCGAAAAGAAGATCCTGACCTTCGACAATTTCACCCGGAAGGTGAGCGGCGAATGGGCCGCCCACAGCAGAGCCGGAGCAAAGGATGCCTCGGAGTTCCTGCGCCCAGGGCTCCAGACAATAACCTTCGACATGGAGCTCAACGCCCTTTATGGCGTCCGTCCCAGGTCCATCCTGGAGATGCTGGAGAGGGCCGTGGAATTTGGAGAGTATAACCTCCTGGTGATCGGCGGCCGCAGCATAGGGACCCTTTACTGGAAGATCACCAACACGAGCGAGGCGTGGGATTTCATCCTGGACCGGGGAGAGCTCGTGAAAGCAAAAGTAACCGTGACCATGGAGGAATACATCTGATGGACCTCGACGCTGTAGATTTCATCATCGACCCGGCCGCCGACATAGACGAACGGGAGGACGTGATGCGGTGCCTTCGGACCCTGCTCTCGACCCCGGCAGGAACCGCGCCTCTCTCCCGGGATTTCGGCATAGATAACTCCCTGATCGACGGACCCATGAACGTGGCCCAGAATATCCTGGCCGTGGAGATCATGGAGAAGGTGATCCGCTACGAACCACGGGTCCGCGTGAAAGAGGTCGAGTTCATCCCGTCCACGGACGGACGAATTTCTGCAAAGGTGGTGATTGTAAATGCCTAATACCCTAGAGACAGTCCAGGCCCTGCCGGACGTATCCTTCACCGACAACGACACCCTGGAGCTCATGCAAGCCCGGCTTATAACCAACTACGAAGCAGAGTATGAGAGGATCACCGAAAAGCGCCGGAGCCTCTCCGCTTCGGATCCCATCCGCATCCTGCTCTATGCCGTGGCCCTCGACCTATTCCAGCTGGAGCAATACGTCGACCGCGCCGGGAAGCAGGACCTTCTGAAATACAGCTATGGAGAGTTCCTGGACAACCTCGCGGCCGGACGCGGGGTCACCCGGCAGGAAGCCGGACCGGCAAAGACCACCGTGCGCTTCACCCTTTCGGAGGCCAAAAGCTACCCCGTGAGCATCCCCTCCGGGGTCCGCGTCACCAACGGCGACGGCGTCTATTTCGAGACAACGGACTATGCGGAGATCCCGGCCGGGAGCCTCTACGCCGACATCGAAATGACCTGCACCGTGGACGGGATCACCGGAAACGACTTCGTCGCCGGTCAGATCGCGGAGCTGGTGGATGCGGTCGCCTACGTGGAGAGCGCGGTCAACATAGACACTTCCAGCGGCGGCACGGACCTGGAATCCGATGAGAGCCTCGCGGAGCGGGTGTTCCTGGCCCCGTCCAGCTATTCCGTGGCCGGATCCGAAGATGCCTATACCTACTGGGTCAAGACCTACAACACGGACATCGGCTCCGTGAAGGTCGTATCCCCGGAGCCCTGCGAGGTGACCATATACCCGCTGATGAGCGACGGGAGCATCCCGGAGAGTGCCGTGCTGGAGGGCCTCGCGGAGTTCCTGGCGGACGGGCAGATCCGGCCCCTTTCGGACCGCGTCACCGTGACCGCCCCGGAGGCCGTGCAGTTCACCATCGGTTTCACCTACTACATCAACCGGAGCGACCGCGCCGCCGCAGCCACGATCCAGACGGAGGTCCAGAACGCCGTCGATGACTACATCCGATGGCAGACCCAGGAGATCGGGAAGGACATCAACCCCTCGGAGCTGATCAAGCGGGTGATGGCTGCCGGAGCCAAACGAGTGACCGTGACCGCCCCCGTGTTCACCACCGTGGCGGACAACCAGGTCGCCCAGTGCAGCACGGAGCCCGGGATCACCTACGGAGGGCTGGAGGATGACTGACCTTTACAACGGGAAGATCACCCAGCTCCTCGGCGGGGCCTATGCCTACGACCCGGACATCCGCGCCGTGGCGTATGCCATCCTCCTGGAGAAGCAGCGCCTCATGGATCTGGCCCAGACAACCCGGACCATGGCCATGATCGACCAGCTGCCGGAGGCCATCCTCGACGTCCTCGCCGTGGAGCTTCGGACCCCGTATTATACAGCCGACCTGACCATCGAGGAAAAGCGCAACATCATAAAGAGCACCCTGGTCTGGTTTTTCAAATCCGGGACCCCCTCCGCCGTAGCCGAAATGATCCAGGTGATCTTCGGCGGCGGAGGCTACGCCCTGGAGTGGTTCGATCCCATGGCGGACGGCCTGGACCCCGGAGAGTTCGACATCGTAGCCGACGCGGAGATGCAGGACCCGGTCGAGCTCATGGCGCGGATCCTGCCGATCATAGAGCGGGTGAAGAACGTCCGCTCCCACCTTCGGAAGGTGATGTTTTACCGGGAGGCAACCGCACCCATCCGACCGGCCGCGATGATTACAGAGTTCCCGGTCGTGCCCATCCACATGACCTGGACCGGGACCAGGGAAGCCATGGCACCGGCTGCCGGAGCCGCCCACCCGGAGAGCTTCAAGGCGGTGACGATTTCCAACATCCTCACCCTCACCGCCGACGCGGAAACCCCGGCCGCTGCCGGAGCGCATCCGGAGTCGGCAAGCTATGCCACAATCCAGTCTTAACCGCACAGGCCACCATGCGGAAAAGATAAATCCCACAAAAAGGAGGAAAGCAAACACATGGCCGCAGAATTCAATGCCGGTGTTTTGACCACGAAGGGCCTCGCCCTGCTGGCGAAATGGCAACAGGGCCGCTGCACCCCGGCGCTCACCCGCGCCGTGGCCGGTTCCGGTTCCTATTCCAGCGGGGAAAGCCTGGTGAACCGGACGGCGCTCAAAGCCCAGAAGCTCTCGGTGCCGTTCAGCACAAAGCTGGTTCAGAACACCTCGACCCTGCTCCTCCGGTTCATCCTGGACAATACCAGCCTGACCACCGGATTCAAGATCACAGAGGTCGGCATATACGCGACCGACCCGGACGATGGCGAAATCCTTTACAGCATCGCCGTCAGCGCCGACCCCGGAAACGCGGACTATCTCCCGGCCTATAACGGGACGTATCCCTCGACCGTGGTATTCAACTACCAGATCGAAGTGGCCAACGCCTCCAGCGTGACCATCGCGGCCGGAACCGGAGCTTATGCCCCCGCCGATGATTTCTATGATCTCCAGGCGGAGGTCACGGACCTGGCGGAGGAAAGCACCGACCACGAGATCGCCATCGGACTGCTGGCCACCCACACGGCCCTGCAGCAGGACCAGCTCGACAACATCGACGCGAACCTGGCCGTGGAAACCGGCACCATCACCCTGACCAACTCCAAGAAATACCCTCTGAACAGCACCGTCACCACCCCCGTGAACGTGGCTCTGGCCACGAGGCGGAGCAACACCGATTACACGGTCGAGGTCGAGGTCACGGCGTACAGCGGCGGCCTTCCCGGAGAGATCCAGGTTTCCGGCAAGCTGGTCAACAGCTTCAAGCTCAGCTTCACGGGCAGCGCCACGAGCGTCACCGTGAAATATAAAGTGCGCGGAGGTATCACGCTATGATCGTAATCGAAAAGAACCCCGGGGAAAAAATCCCCTACGAGGTGCACGGCACCAAAGTGACCTTTGATGATGAGCTGACCCTCAACCTGGCAAAGCTGGAGCGGGACTGGCCCATCCACCGGGAAGTCTACTATGACGCGGACGGGGAGCTGATCACCGGAATCCAGGCGGCCACCGCCCTGGTCGCAGAGATCGACATCCCGGAAGCGCAGTATGAAACCACCGGCTCCGAGGGCGAGGAGGAGCGCGTCAAGAAACCCATTGACATGGACGCGGTCACCCTGACCCTTTGGGCCATCGACTAAGAGGAGGAAACACAGATGTCCTTTGACAGCGCCAACCTGGCCCTTCAGAGCGTATGCCCCGGCAACGAGCTGCTCTATGACGATAAGGGCCTCCCCTCGGTGATGGTTTTCATCCCGAAATTCAAACTGAGCGAAGTGATCACCGGAGGCGCGGATGAATACCACCCCGCGTTCATCATCGACGGCACCGTGGTCGACGGGATCTATATCTCCAAATACCAGAACGTGGTGGAGAACGGCCGTGCCTATTCGCTCCCCGGCCGGGATCCTGCCAACAACATGACCTGGGACACCGCCCGGACCTACTGCGAGGCCAAAGGTGCCGGGTGGCACATGATGACCAAAGCGGAGTGGGCAGCCATCGCGCTCTGGTGCAAGAAAAACGGCTTCATGCCGAACGGCAACAACGACTATGGCAAGGACAGCACCGAATCCAATTACAAGGCGATCCCTGCCAACTACGGGAGCGACGGCAAGGTGAACCGGACCCTGACCGGCACCGGCCCCATGAGCTGGCGGCACAACAATGCCCCGGACGGGATCTGCGACCTCAACGGCAACGTCTCGGAGTGGACCGGAGCCCTGCGCACGGTCTACGGAGAGATCCAGGTCCTGGCCGATAACAACGGCGCGAATTCCGCCAACTCCCAGGGTGCATCTTCGGATCAGTGGAAAGCCATCGACGCGACCACCGGCCAGTTCATCACCCCGAACGGCAGCGGCACCACGCCCAACTCCATCAAGGTGGACAACGTGAGCGGCGTGACCTACGGGATCACCGTCACCACCACGAGTGAGGGCTTCAACGCCATCATCAGCGCGATCAACTGCACCGACGCGATCAGCGATGCGGCAAAGGCCACCCTGCGTGCCTACGGCCTCCTGCCGGAGGCGGGAGGGACCGCTTCGGATTACGGGAACGACCGGCTCTATTTCAACAACGTGGCCGCAGAGCGCCTGTTCCACTCGGGTGGCTTCTATAGCAGCGGCACCAGCGCCGGAGTTTTCTACAGCGTCGGCAACAGCAACTCCCGCTCGAGCACGCACGCGAGCGTCGGCTTCCGCGCCGCTTATGCCTCCCTGACCACCTGACACCTGATGGGGCCACGATAGTGGCCCCCTACCCCTGGGCCATAGAGTCGGAGGACCTACCATGCAGGAAATAGAAAACAGTTACCTGGACAACGTCGGCGATGATTGGGAGCCGGGCGATTCCAGGACCCAAAAGAAGATCGTCGCCGCCATGGAATACGCTTACCAGGTTATGGGCCATTTTCCGAAAACAGAGAGATTCGCAATGGTGGCGGATATCAAGAGGGCCCTGGACCTTCTGCTGGAGCTCGTGATCGAATGCGACCGGGGATATTACAAAAAGACCGGCCTGCAGAAAGCCGACACCCAAAACAGGAAACTGAAACACTACGTCAGGCTGGCCTTCCGGCTTCGCTACATCGGCCCGAAACAGTACAAGATCTGGTCCGGCTACCACGCGGAGATCGGCAAGATGCTCGGCAAGAGGATCCAGTCGGCCAGATGAAACCCCACGCCGGGAGACGGATGCAGCGCCTGTTCAACTCGGGTGGCAACTATAACAACGGCACCAACGCCGGAGTTTTCTACAGCAACGGCAACAACAACTCCCGCTCGAACACGAACACGAACATCGGCTTCCGCGCCGCTCTTCCCACTAAAGGACCGATGCACGGCGGTCACGGCTGCCGTGCCAGTTTCCGAGGGAAAAGGATCCGTCCCCCGAACCTTTCAACCTTTCAAGAGGCTGCAAGGTTAAAAAGTAAAACAGCGGCGGTGAACCGTCCGGCGACCCCGGAGGGCTCCGCAAGTCCGGCCTCGGCCCGAGCCGCTGCGCCCCACACCCTATGATTCGGAACATATACCACGAGGCAACCTCATTCAGATCCCTTTACCAGGCGGAGCGGGAGGTCGTAAAGGGCAAAGGCGAAAAGGCCACCGTCCTGCGCTTCGAGGAGAACCTCGAAGAAAACCTCCTGGACATGAGCGCCGACCTTCGGAACGGTAAGGTCCCCAAGGTCGAATATAAGAGCTTCGATGTCTACGTGCCGAAATTCCGAAAAGTAATATACATCGACTACCCAAACAAGATAATCCAGCGGTCCATCTATGACTTCATAAACCCGAGGCTGACCAAGAGCTTCATCCGGGACACCTACGCATGCATCCCCGGTCGCGGTCAGCTGGCCGCCATGAAACGGGTCCAGGCATGGATGGCCGACACCCGGAGGATCCCCGGCGACTGGTATTATTTCAAGTTCGATGTAACAAAGTTCTTTTACCGGATAGACCACGAGGTTTTAATGAACCTCCTGGCCCGGAGGATAGACGATCCCCAAATGCTCGATCTCCTGGGCTACTACATATGCGACACCGGCGTCCCCTTCGGATTGCCGCTCTGCGCAAACCAACGGGACGTGGCCCCGGAGGAAATGCTCTTCGAGGTAGGCATCCCCATCGGCGGCGGCCTGAGCCATACCCTCGGCAACCTATACCTGGATCCCCTGGACCAGTTCATCAAGAGGGAGCTGCAGGTCCGGCGCTTTGCCAGATACATGGATGACGGCATCATGCTGGACAATAACAAGCAGCGCCTCCAGGACAACGGCAAGAGGGCCGAGGAATTTCTGAACGAGAAGCTCCGCCTGGAGTTCAACAGCAAGACCATCATCCGCCCGGTGCGGTGCGGCCTGGAATTCGTCGGCTGCCGGATCTACGACGATCACGCCATGATCCGCAAGAGCACCACCCTCCGGATGAAGCGCCGCCTGGCCCTGGTAGAACAGCTCTATAACCGTGGGGAGATCGACGCGAAAAAGGCCATGCAGACCGCCGCCAGCTACAGCGCCATGCTGGAGCACGTGGACATGGACCGATTCAAAGAAAAGCTCTGGGGCGATTTTGTCCTGACCAAGGGCAGCATCGCCGCAGCCAAAGAACACCCGGTGAATTACACCGGGCAGGAACCGAGGTGACCACCGATGTGGACAGAGATCATCGACGGCCTCTGCCAGATCATAAAGGACCAGGCCGCCCTCAATCAGAGCCTGGTCCATGCGCTCAGGCAGCACGAATCCGTCGAAGGTTACGAGCTGGCGCTCGTAGACCTGGAACGCCGAAAGGAAGCCCTCCTCGGCGTTAATACCAGAGAGGAAAAGACACCATGGACAAAGTAATCACCATGACCCCCGGAGGCTTGATCGCCGGATTCCTGGCCATCTGTGCCGGGATCCGCGCCGTGGCCACGGCTGCCAGCTGGCTCATCAAAGCCATAAAGGCCGTCAAGGCACCGACCAAGGCCCAGGATGACCGGCTCGATGCCCTGGAGGAAACGGTCCAGCGGCATGAGGAATATTTCTCCACCGACAAGACCCGCCTGGATGCCTTCGAGGAGGGAAACCGAATCACACAAAGAGCGCTCCTGGCGCTCCTGGCCCATGGCATAGACGGCAACGCCGTCGAGGCCATGGAGAAAGCAAAGGAAGAATTGACAAACCACCTCATCGAGAGGTGACCGGAGGGCGGAGCCATGACACGCGGAGCTTTTATCCTGGCGCTCATATTCGCGGCCATCTACGCCGCCCTGCTCGGGCTTTGCATCCACATGGACATGCCCATGGCGGAGGACCCGCCCACCTTTCGGATTGAGGTCCGGCACGAGCCGGTCCCATACCCGGAAGAGGACACCATGCATTACATCACAAAGGACGGAGCGCTGGTGATCTACACAACGCCCGAAACTCAAAATTAACAAGGAGGAAAAATCCCATGAGTAACAAGACCTATGACGTTCTGAAGTTCATCGCCCAGGTGATCCTTCCCGCCCTCGGCACCCTGTACTTTGCCCTGGCCGGGATCTGGGGCTTCCCCTACGGGGAGCAGGTCGTGGGCACCATCACCGCCGTCGACACCTTCCTCGGTGTCTGCCTGGGGATTTCCTCGGCCCAGTATAACAAGGAAGGGAAACACGAGGCATAAGGACCACGGCACCACCATGAATGCGAAAGGAGACTGAACCATGACCGCACAAGAAATCCTCGCCCCCGTGGCAGCTCTCGCCGGAGAGGCGGAGAACAACGGGAACAACGTCACCACCGTGACCCGGTTCTTCGGCATGAACGGTTATGCCTACTGCGGCATGACCGTGAAATATGGCTTCAAGAAGGCCGCATGCAACCTGATCGACGGCTGCAGCAATCCGTTCTACGTTCCGACCCTCCGCCAGTTCATGGATTCCAAGGGCTGGCGCGTGAGTAACAGCGATGCCCAGCCCGGCGACATTTTCATCTACGGGAACGACCAGCACACCGGCTTCATCTATGAGAAGTACAGCGGCCTGACCGTGATCGCGCTGGAGGGCAACGCCACCGTCTACGCCACCCTCGCCGCCGCCAGGGCCTCCGGCACCGGCACCGGCGCTTATGAGGGCATCGGCTACAAAAAGCGTTACCTCAATAGCAGCTTCAAGATCTACCGGCCGCCCTACGACGGGAGCACGAGCGGCACCGGCACCGGCGCGAACCGCTACATCGAAGAGTTCCAGACCTGGATCAATACCAACTACGGCGGGACCCTGGACGTTGATGGGAGCTTCGGCAAGCTGACCCGCGCAGCAGCGGTGAGGGCGGTGCAGACCTACCTCAACAAAAACTATAACGCCGGTCTGGCCGTGGACGGTTCCTGCGGCCCCCTGACCAAAGCGGCCATCCGTGGCCACGAGGTAAAGAAGGGCAGCACGGGCGACCTGGTCTATATTCTCCAGGGGCTGCTCTACTGCCGGAGCTACGATCCGAACGGCCTAGATGGTGACTTCGGATCCGGGACCGACAAAGCCGTCCGTGCCTACCAGAGCGCCAAGGGCCTGACCGTAGACGGTGAAGCCGGAGCTGAAACCTTCGGCTCCCTGCTGACCGCCTGACCATTTCAGATTATAGGAGGAAATAACAATGGCTACCAAAAAGAAAACCACCGCCCCGGAGGCGGAAGTGAACGACACCCCCGTCCAGGATCCGGAGGCCCAGGCTCCCGCTCAGACCCCCGAACCGGACCCGGCCCAGGCTCCCGCTTCGGAGGCCCCCATCCCCACGCCGGAGGATCTGGAAAAGGAAAAGAACATGGCCCCCGGGGATAAAGGGATCAAGGTCCAGGTGATCACCCCCGTGGCGATCATCCGCTCCGGGCCCGGTCAGAGCTTCGAGGCGACCATGACCGTCCGGAAGGGCGGCGTCTACACCATCGCGGAAGAGAATGACGGCTGGGGCCGCCTGGCCAACGGCGCTGGCTGGATCAAGCTCACCCGCGTCCAGGCCGTCGAAACGGAGTAAAGAGCGGTTCCGAAAAACGCATAAAAAGAGGGCAGACGTGCAAAAGCGTCTGCCCTTTCTCTCGCGGCCCTGGCGGCCCCGTGTGCGCGTTTTCAGCTCTACCCATACAAGTTATATACCCCACGGCCTACTGGCGGCGTTTTTTCCAAAAGAAAAAACTAAACACAGCGGAACCCGTGCCTCCGGAGGTAAGCCTCGGCCTGGGGCTCTTGCGTGAAGGCCCGGGATTTTCGTTTCTGCTTATCCCGGCCGACGATCACCGTGGAGCCGATACCCCGGATCACATACTGGACCTTCCCGCCCTTTTCAACGATATTGTAATAGACGGCCTCGCCCTTCGGATTTACCATTTTCATGCCCGTGCCTCCTTCAAAGCATCAATCGCGGCCATGGCCGCCTGGATCGTTTCAAAATAATCATCCGTCCCGTCCCTTTTCAGAGCCACCATGAACCCCTGGCCGCACATCCAGATCACGTGACCCCGATAGCTCATAACCCGCTTGCCCTTCATTTAGATCACCCCCTCCGCTTCGAGATCGTCGGCCACGGCCTCCAGCCATGCGGCCAGTTCCACGAAAGAAGAACCAACCCACCGGGGACCGCCGAGAGGAGCCTCGCTGGTTCCGTCGCCATAAGCCGTGAGCTCCAGGCTTTCATCGGTGACAACATACTGGCCTTTGTACCAGAACAGGAAAGCCGTGCCGTCCAGGTAGTCCAGAACGGCCCAGCACCTAGAGGAAAGCCCCTCGGGGAAGTCCAGCTCCTCCGCCGTAAGGGCGGAGGCCGGATCATTGCGGTCGATAGGATAATCAGCGATCATTTTCAGTCCTCCTCTTCTTCGTCGTAGATCTCCTCGAACATATCCCAGCCGGAAACGAAGCTATGCCAGTTAGCGCCGTACCGGTTCCCGGTGTCCTTCAGAAACAGCTCATCGTCCGGATCCAGCTCCTGGAGCCTTTCGATCAGCTCCCCCACGGTGATGCCCCTGACCTGGTCGTGGCCGTAGCCCTGGTTCCCGCTGATATAGAATGCATACTTCATTTTTAGTTCCTCCTTTATAGGTCCCCGCCCCGGAGGGGCGGGATTTTGTATTAATAGGTCCGATGGGCGCTGGCCGCCATCGCGTGGATCACAAGGGAAATAGCTTCTTCAACGGTTTCTGCATCGTCCCAGCGCTTAGGACCAACAAAGGCATACTGAGCGCCTCCATTCGGCATCCGGCCGACCACGCAAGGATCGAAGCCCTCAAGCTCCTCGATCTCGACCACAAAAGCGGCGTCCTTTTCACCCAGGTAATCCAGATAGCCCCAGCCGATCCGGGCGGCGGCCTTGGTAACGGCCTTCACGTTCCAGCCCCAGTTTTCATCGGCCTCGCGCTCCCGGGCGACCGCAGCCTTGATGGTTTCTTTGTAATTCCGAATGTCGATCATTTGAAGTTCCTCCGTCCTTTAGGTTGTCTATACTATACCATGCACACGAACGGAAAACAAGAGGTGAAGTGCACAAATTACAATGCGTTTGAATGGTTATATTGTACGTTGACAGATTCCATTCGCGTGAAGTAAAATAGTAGGTGAAACGGAGGTATGAGACATGGCTCGAAGCATACAGATGACCGAAAACATGACACCGATAGACCGCCGCTGCATAGAGGCTGGGATCAGCCGGACAGAGCTCTCCAAGCGGAGCGGCGTCCCCCTGGTCACCCTGGATCAGTGGGCGAAGCGGATCCGGAAGCCCCGGGACGTCTACCAGCTACACAAGGTCGCCCAGGCCCTCGGCTGCCACATAGAGGACCTGATCGAAATAGAGGAAGAATGAGCAAAACGCCCAGGACCACCACGGCCCTGGGCGTTCCCCGTTCTATAACATAGAACACCCGGAGCGGATCACCGCCCCGGGTGTATATTAGAGATCGGTCTGGCCGCACGCCTTCCAGCGTTCCAGCTGGGCCGGAGTATAAGCCTCCCAGCCGGAGAGCTGGTCGACGGCGATCCAATAGGGCTCGGCCCCTTCGGGGTCTACGCCGTAGTCGGCCACCCGCATGCTGCGGAGAGGGACCAGCAGGTCGATGAATGACCAGGCGGCCTCCTGGGTGGAGAAGCGGACGGTCTCGCGGATAACAGATTGATATGCCATAGTTGGCACCCCCATATAAAGATTCGGTCCCGCCCCGGAGAGCGGGACCGTTTCGATTTCATTTTACCGGCTCCAGCAGCTTCTCCCGAACATACTCCAGAGCCGACATCTTCTTCCCCTTGTATACATAGGTGGTATAACCGCCCGGCCATTTATCACTATAGGCGGCCATATTGCAGATGCAGCCGTCAATCACGATACTATGCCAAGATCCCATATAGGGCTTGACAGAATGGCCGTTACATACGCCCTCGGGCATCCGGCTGTAATCGTAAGTGTACTGGTTCCAGCAAAGCGCTTCACATTCGGAAAGAAACTCGCCAACCGTCCAGATTTTCATGGATCACACCTCCTCAATATAGATGCGGACGGAGCCGTCCACCCAGGGATTGTTCCGGAGCTCCCGCTCCTGGCGGATCCGGCAAGCCTCTGCAGCTTCGAGAGTGGTGAAGCCGCCCAGCAGACCGCCGAGGGAGTTCTTCACATAGTACTTCACGCCGATCCGGCGACCGTAGGCAACAGCCTGAGCTTTGTTCATCATTTCAAGTTCCTCCTTTTTAGCAGCTCATCGCCCAGGCGATGGCGTGACCTTCGTCCTCGAAGAATTCCTGACTGACAGCCCGGAGAGAGATCGGAGCATCAACAGAGTGGTCCTCGCCGGAAAAGCGATACCGGGCACCGAACCAATCACGGCCCGTTCCGGTGAAGTAGTAACCGGCAAGCAGCACGTGGTCCCCGAAACGGAGGACGATGTTCCAGCGCTCCTCCAGGTCCTCCTGGGTGGCGCACTCCGGAATCCGGAAGGTTTTAGCATTCATTTCGATCTTCGACATTTTGAAGTTCCTCCGTCCTTTAGGATGGTTATATATTACCATGCGCACGAACGGAAAACAAGAGGTGAAGTGCACAAATTTCAATGCGTTTGAATGGTTAATTAGTCAAAAAGAGACACCCGGCCAAAACAGGCCGGATGCCTCTAATTTACCGCTGATCTAAGGGCAGCGGCAGAACCAGCACGAACACCGCGCCGACGAAATAGATCGCGGCGGGGTTTGTCTGGCTCCCCTTTGGTGGAGCGTCCGCGCCACTATACAAACCCAGGGGCTCCCCCAGGGCCTCGGCGTTCATGACCAGATCGAAGTCAACCTCGTTCCGTTTCCCGGAGTAGTTGAACACCACCCGGACATGATCGTCCTTCAGATGGACGGAGGACACAAAGGAATCAATGACCTTCCGCCGAAAAGCCTGGGAGGTCACGTCCCCGCCCCGGAAGCCCTCGATCCAGCGCACGATGTCCTCCCGGGCGAAGCGCGTGAGGGAAGCCTCCTCCAGGGTGAGCGCTTCCGAAAGCCTGGCCGCTTCGGCTTCCAGTTCGACCAGGCGCTCCTTCGTGGTGATGGTGATGATCCCCGCCTCGATGGCCTTCATGACGTTTGCACGAGCGGCGGCGTTCGCATCCAGATCCGCCCGGAGGGACAGCAACCGGGCCGAGGCGGCCTCCCGTTCCTGATAGGCCATGACCGCATCGGCGATCCGCTGGATCATATCCGGCTGCAGGACGTAGTCCACCGTGGCCTGAGTAACCAGGCCCTCGATCCAGTCCCGGAGGACCGTCCGCTTTTCACAGGTCCCCGCCACACGGCCCTGGCACCGATAATAAAAGTGCTGCTCTCCATGGCGGCCCCGGCTGGAGATACCGACCATCCGCTGATTGCACGCCCCACAAAAGAGCTTCCCGGTCAAGAGGTACTCCCCGTTCTCCCGGTGCCGCCCCTGGGGATTCGGTTTCGTTTCCAAGCGCCGCTTCACCTCCAGGAACAAAGCAGGATCCACGATGGAGGGCATGCCGCCCTCGATCCTGACATCCCCATAACGATAAACCCCCAGATAACACTCGTTCACGAGCAGCCGGTGAAAGCTATTCCTGCCCCAGAGGTTCCCCTTCTTCGTGCGGATCCCCCGGCCGTTTAGGTCGTTCGCTATATCCACGAAGGGGACCCCGTCCGCCGTTTTTCGGAAGATCTCCCGGACCACCTCAGCCTCGGCATCCTCCAGGGCATACCGGCCATCCGGGCCCTTGCGATACCCGAACGGCATGGAGCCGTTGTTCACCTTGCAATCCAGGGCGTTATAATGCATACCCCGCTTTATATTTTGGGAGAGGTTCGCGGAATAATACTCGGCGGACCCCTCCAGGACCGATTCGAGGAGGATGCCCTCGGGCCCGTCCGGAATCGCCTCCTTTGCATAGAGGACCCTGACCCCGTGCTTTTTCAGCCGGAATTTATAGGTCGCGGAATCGTACCGGTTCCGGGCAAAGCGGTCCACCTTCCAGGTCAGCACATAGGACCAGCCGCCGTGGGCGGCGTCTTTCAGCATCCGTTGGAATTGCGGCCGCTGATCGGTGGTCCCGGACAGGTGCCGGTCGGCATAGACCTTCACGATCCGGAGGTTATTCATCCGGGCATAAGCCTCGCAGTCCGCCACCTGCTGCTCGATAGACACGTCCCGCTGGGCGTGGGAGCTATAACGGGCATACACCACACAATCGGCCTGTGGCTCCGAAACAGGGCCACTCATGACTTTTTCGGGCGGCCCCTGCGGTGCTTTGACTTCGAGGCGGATTTTTTAAGAGCGGAGATGCAGGACCGCAGCGCCTCCAGCGTCAGCTGGCCAGAGCGCCACCGTTCCGTCAGCCTGGCCACGTCCTCCTCGATATCGTATTCCGCCGCCGCATAAGGGTCGAATTCTGGAATATCAAAAGAATAACCCAACTCCACAGCCAACCGGATCATATGCTTGCAGGGTAAGAAGTTTCTATTGTAGATTTCACACGTGCAGCCTTCGAGGGTCGTTGTATAAGGATCAGGAGCGCTCCCGCAGGTAGAAGAGGAACGACCGTCAAGGTCGAACGTGATATCGCCTGGATCCATTTTAATGGCGCGGTCATAGGCAGCACACTCGCTGACATACTCTTTTTCCGGGATATCCCATAAACCAAAATTCATATAATACCGCCTTTCATAAAATACTGAGGGGAGCCATAACGGCTCCCCTCTTTTTTATGCCTCACAGGGGAAACCCTCCGCCATTCCATATTCGATTCCCGAGGCGGAGGTTCCAGGCTAAGAAACTGCGGATCCGGCCCCCGCTTCCTTTTCCATATCCAGCTGCCGGTCAAGCTCGGCATGCAGCTCCTCCCGGGTCGGCCCTTCGGAGATCGCCGGAGTTCCCGGAGCGGCATCCCCAAAGCCCTGCACCACCTCACGGAGGAAGCCCATGATCGTATTCTGGTCAGCCGCCGAAAGAGAAACCAGCTTTTCTATAAAGACATAGGTCTCATGGGTGACATTCGGATAACGCCGGGCCAGGGCCTCCAGCTCATCCGTGGCAGCCGGAGCGAACATTTCACCGGTTCCGTACCGGAGCCATTCTTCACGGACCCCAAATTCCCGGCATATAAGAGACACAACGGAATCGACCGGCTCGTTCCTGCCGCCCTCATAGGTGGCAACCGTATTCCGTTTTACGCCAATGCGGTCGGCAAATTCCTGCTGCGTGAGATCCAGGGAGCGCCGCAGTTTTTTAATGCGCTCGTTCAAAGGACAACACCTCCTTCCTTTAAAAAATAATACCATGACCAGGTCGCGTTGTCAACAAAAAGTCGCAAACAAACAATTTAACCTTGACATAAGTTTGTTTGCGACATATAATGGTCGCAGACAAACAAAAGGAGGTACCAACGATGGCCGAAAGGAAATACACCATTGAGAACCTGGCCAACGCCGAGGAGCTGATGAAAGCCCTCAGCACGATGCCGAAGGAAAAGCAGTCGGCGGTGGTCATGGTAGGAAACGCCTTCATCGCCGGGATGGAGGCCACCAAAGCCCAGATGGCGGAGCCGACCCCCGCCAACGCCTGACCTCGGAGGGCCGGAGCATGAAAGCCATGATCGCGGTGCCGGTCACCACCGGCACCATGCCCCAGATCGACCCCGCGCAGGTGCCGGACTTTGTAATGACGGACCTGGCTCAAACCATTTACGAGGAAATGCTCAAGGCAAAAATGAAGGCCCCCGCCTCACACTAAAACAGGAGAGAAAAAAATGAACGAAGAAAGAATCCCCGTCATGCCCCCTTATTCGGATGACTACGCCTGGGCCGCCCGGAAAGCGGAGCGGATGCGTCGGAAGCGGATCCGAAACATCCGGAACCGTACCGCCGCCCTCCTGGTCGCTACCATTGGCACCGTGGCCATCGCCCGGAGCTGCTCCAACGAGGAAAACGCGGTGACCGCTGCAGCGGAGGCCACACCCATCCCGGCGACCACCATCAATGCGGTGATCATCCAAACGAAACACCCCGAGGAGATGATTCACAGCCAGGAACCCCCGGCCCTGCTGGACGGGGTCGCGGACCTGCCCCTGGAATACCAGCTGAAGCTCTACGACCTCTGCGGCCAGATCCCGGAACGATTCTGCGCCCTGATGGCCATAGCCTACCAGGAAAGCCGGTTCGAGCTCTACGAGATCGGCGACGGCGGGAACAGCTACGGGATCTTCCAGATCAACCTTCCCGCCCAGGCGGACAGAATCGAAGCCCTCGACTTCAACAATGAGGAAATGCTGGACCCCATCAAGAGCGCCCAGGTCGCCCTGGACTACATAGACTGGATCCTGGCCCAGATGGGCGCGGAGGAATACGACAGCCACCTCCTCTATATGGCCTATAACCAGGGCTGGTGGGGAGCGAACAACGCCATCGACGCGGGGATCTACTCCAGCGCCTACAGCCGGGACGTCCTACAGACCTGGCACACCTACATGGAGGCCATGGAGGTGAACCATGGGTAATCCGATTGAAATGACCGGCCGGAGATTTGGGCGGCTGGTGGTTTTGGAATTGATGCCGGAGCGGTCGAACAAGGGTGCCAGGCTTTGGAGGTGCCGATGCGACTGCGGAAAAGAAAAGACTTCGACAACCTCAGCCTTAAACAACGGCCTCACCCGGAGCTGTGGATGTATGAAATCGGATATCGACACAAGACGGAAGATCAGCGAAAAGCGGACCTCACACGGGGACGCGAAGCATGGCAAATGGCAACGGCTATATCACGTCTGGATCAGCATGAGAACCAGGTGCAACAACCCAAAGGATCACGCTTTCAAGGATTACGGAGGTCGAGGCATTCAGATCTGCGAAGCCTGGAACGATTACCAACTTTTCAAAGATTGGGCAATTTCCACGGGCTATGACCCCGACGCGCCATCCGGAGAAATGACCATCGACAGGATCGACGTCAACGGCAATTACTGCCCCGAAAACTGCCGATGGATATCCAGAGCGGAACAGAACCGGAATCGGCGGCACTCCCTCGAAAGGAGGGCACGCGCATGAAGATGGCGCTCAAGGGCACAACCCTTTTAATACGGGATGCAGACAACGTCCAATTCAAGATCATGAAATCGTGGAACAAGCTCAGATGGGACAAGGCCACCAAGACCCTGGTCGGGGTCGCGGACCTGGAGCTTATGGACAAGCTATCCGGTCTGGTCCGCCTCCCGCCCACCGTGGAGGAATACCGGGCCCGGCTCCAGGCCGTCCGGGATGCCGTCGACCGGGAGCGGGTCAAACCGGACCCTCGGCCCTTCTACCGATACCCGGTGAAGATGCCGCTTTACCAGCACCAGACCCGAGGCGCGAACATGGCGCTCCTCACCTTCGGATGGATCGCCCCGGAGGGAGGTGAGAACAATGGATGAGCTGAGCATGACGGCACGAACGCTCCCGCTCGACCGCGTAATCAGATACCTTCACAAAGCATATCTGGACGACACCTCCGAAAAGACCGGTGAGAAAGACGCCGCCTTTTCCGCCGCGATTTCCGTGATGATGCAGATGCAGGAAGCCGGAGCGAATGACGCCGAACAGGTCGCCGATATCCTCCACGATTACAACGGCCTGGCCAAACAATACCAGGGCCTTCATGACCGCTTCGAGGTTCCGAGAAAACCAGCCCACGCGGACGGCGTCTGGCATTGCCCCCGGTGCAATAAACGGGTCGGCTTCAACAATACGCACTGCCACTGGTGCGGTCAGAAAATCAAATGGGGATAACCCCGGAAAGAGGATATGCACATGAGCGAAAAACGACAGAGCCGGACTGAGCGGATGTTTGGAGCCCGGGACACCTGGCCCGATCAGCAGCGCGGCGACGGCACCCCGCCCAGACCGGCACCGGAGCCGCCCCGGCCGAAAAGCACGGCTCCGAAAAAGCCGAAGCCGATCAAGCACCCGGACACCCAGACCCTGGTCCAGCGCCGGGAACCGGCACGCACCCAGGACGATCCCGCCCCGGCCAAGAGTGAAGGTTACAAGGGCTTCCTCCTCCTCGAGTGCGAGGAGTGCGGATCCATCCGGGCTTTCTGCGCGAAATACCCGGTCACGGAATACCGCTGCAGGGAGTGCGGCCACAAGACAGCACTGGTCGAGGACCTCCACGCCGCCCACGTCAACTGCAAGTGCGGAAAACACTTCAAGTATAGGACCAACAGCTGGGCAGAAACGATCCCCACCAAATGCCTGGCATGCGGAAGCCCGGTCGACCTGATCCTCAACCGGCGCGGCACCACCCACGTCACCCTGGGCGACACGGAGCACCACGGAGGGCAGCGCCATGATTGAGGGGCGGACATTCACCTGGAGGACCCACAGGATCGCGGTGGATTTTGACGGCTGCCTCTGCCGGAACGAATACCCGGACATCGGGGACCCGAACGAAACCACCATCGAGGAGCTCAAGCGGCTGCGGGAGGACGGAGCGTGCATCATCCTCTGGACCTGCCGGAGCGGGGGCCTCCTAAAGGCAGCGGTCGAGGCTTGCCGGAGCTGGGGCCTGGAGTTCGATGCCGTAAACGAAAACCCCCAGTTTTTCATTGACGAATGGGGGAACGACAGCCGGAAGGTCGACGCGGATGAATACTGGGATGACCGGGCCGTCTACGTGGCGCACCCATACGACAGCTTCCTCCGGAGCCTCCACGGGACAAGCTCGGAATATAACGATCCGCAGCGGATCCGGGATTACATAGATGGGGTCATGAAACCGGAGGCCGCCTTTTATACCAGCGGCGGCAACGGGGACCTCTCCGGAGAGCGGCACGTCCGCCACCTGGCCCGGATCATACAAACGGACCTGGAGATCATAGAGAGCCTCCTGGCGATGAACGATGAGCTGGCCCGGAGGATCGTCCTGGGCAAGCTGGCAGAACCGGGACCTCTGCCGGACCTTCCGGACGGAATCGACTGGATCAAGGAAAACGGGGAGTCGGGATCATGAAACAGGCCGACATCGAAAAGCTGGTGGACCGCTACCAGGCAAAGGCGGACAAAGCCTTTAACAACTACCAGGAAACCGGGGTCCAGCGCTACCAAAGCGAATGGCACCGGAATGAGGACCTGGCCGATGCCCTGCGGATCGCAGCCGGAGCCGCCGACGAACACAACGCCCTGATCTCCCTGCGCGGCCACCTGGCAAGCATCGGAGCCAAAGCCCAGGACCTGGGCACCTTCCACGATTACCCGGAGGTCGATGCCCTTCTGAAAGAGATCCGCGCCATCGCCCGGAGCTACGGTCTGATCGGAGGCGACCCATGAAATACCCCATCTTTCTCAAAGATATTCTAGAGCTCATGCAGCCGACAAGCGGACTGCCGGATGGATGGGACGTTTTCGACAACATCCTCCCCGGGGGCTCCGAAAAGGTGCAGATCTGCTTCATGAGCGAGGAGGAAACCTGGATAACCACATATCCGGAGCACCCCATCCTGATACCCTTTTACGACTGCCCGGTCGTGGCCATCGGTCCCAGTTACACCAAAGCCGACACCATACAGATCTGGCTCGGCTTCACCACCTACCTGCAGGGGACCAGACGATGGATCCGGGACACCTGGGACACCTTAGAGGAGGAAGGAGGCGATGCAGATGGCAGCTCAGAATAAAGGCTTCGGTTTCCTTTTTGAAATGGGCTGTGGTTAGGTAAGACCCTCACCGCCATCGCGGTCATGGGTGCCG